GTTAAAGCTCGATACAAAGTTTTCCCCTCAGCGTATGCAAGCGGCGCTATCGCTAAATGCAGAAAAGTTGGAGCCAGTAACTGGGGCAACAAAACAAAACGTGCAGAAGGCGGAATATCTGTTAAGACCAACGGGTGTGGCGCGGTGCTGTCTAAGCACGGTGGACGAGAAGTTAAGATATACTGATGGCTGTTCGCAAAACAAAAAAAGGCGCCAACCTTAAACGCTGGTTTAAGGAAGAATGGGTTGACGTAAGAACAGGTAAGCCTTGCGGAAGAAAGAAAGGTGAGAAAAGAGGAACGCCTTATTGCAGACCAAGCAAGCGTGTTTCTAAGAAGACACCTAAAACGTCTAAAGAACTTACTGCATCAGAGAAGAAGTCTAGAGTTGCTCAGAAAAAACGATTAGGGCAGCCACCTGGCAAGCCTAGAAGAGTTGCATCTGTTAAAAGAAAAACAGTTAGGAAACGAACAGCCTAGCGACGTTAATAATCGCCCCATACTTTTACTTTAGTTCCACCCCAATACTCAACAGCTAACCCAGCTTCAATTAACTTCTGGTTAATACTGTTGCCATCAAAGTCCCACAACACGCCAAGAATACGACCGTACTTACCGCGTCCCTGAGACTCCAGCACAAAACCATCGCAACAAAGTTCTGTGAGTAAGTCTTTGGCTTGTAAACCCAATTTCTTTTCAGCAAGGTCCCTGGTCCGTGATTCAGGGGTATCTATCCCTACAAGACGAACCCTTTGTTTAGCTAAAATAATTTTAAACCCCAGATCTAAGTTAACGTCTACCGTATCGCCATCGACAACTCGGTCTAGCTCGCACTTATAAACAAAAGGCTTTGCCATTATTTTTTACTCATCCAAGCAGATGTTCCCATGTACGCACCTACCACGCCGGCTTGTGCAATGTAAAACAGCCCAAGTAAATCAGCCAGTGCCGATACTCTTGACTCAGATACTATAGGGCTAAACAAAATCAAGCTAAACACCAACATAGAACCCATGGCTATCCATGCCATTTTCTGTTGTGCGTCAGCTTTTTCTTCTCGAAGCTCCAGCTCCATCAACTCTTGTGACCGTTGGATCTCTTCGTCAGAGACAATGCCATCACCATCAAGGTCAAACTCAGCATACTTACTGTCATCAGCTAACTTCTTAGAAGTCTTTTTCTTAACCACTTTTTTCGTTGTAGCCATGTCATTCTCCCACTTGTCGCATTCTGTCAACCAATCTTTGGGCTCGGTTAGTTACTTGCATATACCACTTGGAATCAATCATTGCATCTGCTGCTGCGTTCCAATCTCCTTGGTCCACGGCCCTACGCATATCTTTAAACTTAGACAGGTTGGTTCGCCCTAAATTAAACATCATGTTAGCAATGATTAGCTGTACCTCTTCCGGTAAATCAAAGAAGTCATCGTATAACGCCAGGCATTCGTCCACGGTTATCTCGATATCTGTTGCAAAACAACTGTCTACCCGGTCATCATCTATCACATCGCCTACCTGGAGCAAGTACTCTGGGTCGTTTTCCGTGACCAAATGACCAACGCCAAAGGTTTTCTTGCCTAAATGGTCTAGATAAATAGCGTAGACACAGCCTTCGTCGCTTTTAATTTCTTCTTTTAACTGCTCTGTGTTCAAGAGATTAGCCCTGCTATGCCCATTCGAGCTCGTTCTCGTTCAACATCTGATGCAGTTAAGTTTGTAGATCCAGGTGTGTATTGTCTTAACAAATTCGGATCAACTTGAGTTCTCATGTTCTGTAACTCCGGAGCAATTTCTTGCCTAACATTTTCTACGGCAGGGGCTACTTCTTGCTGAATGTCCTCTACAATAGGAGCAGCCGCTTCTTGTATTGTCTCGGCTGTTTCAGCCGTTCCACCACCGATACCCAGCGCAGTAGCTAATCTAATTTCTTGGTTAACTATTTCTCTAACTCTTAAAAGCCTTCTTTGGAAAGCCGGGTCATCGATACCTTTAGCACCAGCTTTTACTCCCGCAGCTCTTTGTTTGCTAGTCAGCTGAGGTGCGGTCATAAACTCTAAAAAGCCTTTGTTCCTAAGCAAACGACCCATTACAAAAACAGCACCCGCTTCACCTAAAAAGCTTATTGGCTGGGTCACCAACCTATATGCCGCTCCAGCAGCAAAGGCCGCTGGGGCTAAACCGCCCTTTCCTTTTAAAGAAGCATCAGAAACAGCTTCGGCTTGCCTAGAAATTTTAATTAAATCATCTACTACTTTTTGACCGTTAACTTCTGATGTTGTAAGAACTTTAGCCAAAGCACCATTAGCGTTAAAGTCATCCACTACCTTGCCTAAACTTTTTGCAAAAGCACCAGACACAACTGATTCCGTAGTAAAAGAATCCGCGTCACCTACGGCGTTAGACACAATTTTATTCATGGTAAGGTTTCGTATGTTGTCTAACTCTTGAGCCGCCTCTATTGCCGCTTGTTCTTGCGAAAGACCCTCACTAACTCTACGAGCCACCAAAGAAGACTCTAGCTTCTGCATGGATTGAGGGCTTTTCATTAAACCGACAACTAAACTATTTGCATCTTCAATTCGACCGTTTTTAACAGCATTTAGCAGAGAATCTTCTGCTTCCGAAGTAGCCCTCGCAACGGTTTCCTGTAATGATTTAACTGCCTCTCTTGCTTGGGGAGTGCTTATTGAACTCAGTGCTATGTTAGATAATTCATCGGAACTAGCTCCCACCAAATGAAAATCTCGCATAGTTTGTCGTAAAGCACTAGCGCCAGTGACTCCAAAAAGATTGTCCTGAACTTCTTTGCCTAACTGCTCAAAGCTGTCTGCAACACTTGAAAAATTTATGGAACCTCTTGTCGTAGTTCTTCTAGCCGTATCTTGTAGCCATTGTCGAGCTAAATGATCTCGCATTACGTTAACAACTTCTTCAGGCTTGTTCCTTGCAAAAGCATCATCGCCGTATGTTTTTACAATTTCTTTATATTCTTTTAAAGTTCTTAAAAGAAAAGGGTCTGTTCCCGGTACTTCTTTATACCAGCCCATTAATTTAGGAAGTACTTTGGGATCTAAGCCGTATTGTTGCACCGCGTCATCTATTAATTGATTTACAACCGTTACTTGACCAGGGTTAACTGATGTAACATCTTGGTTTGGCAAAGCATCAGCAATGTCATTCCATATTTTTTGAGGAACCCCTTGGATAGATATGGTTTCTTTCGTGTTAGGTGTTACGGCATCAAGATAAAATTTTAGCGTTGCTGGTTTACCCGGTTGAATTAAATAATCACTAACGCTTTGAAAATCAATAAAATACTTGTCGTCGATATTTTTCTTTAACATATTTACAGAAGCTGAACCAAAGGTTTCCATGCCTTCGGAATAAAATTTATTAGCATCTAAAAATGCTTCAATTCCTTCAGAATATTTTTTCTGTAAAAGAGGGTCTTCTTTCATAAACCCACCAAAAATATCTCCTCCAACTTCTCTTCGAATCTTTAAGATATCTCGCATGGGTAATTGTGCGGCTTCTTCTGGGTTAAAAAGAGATCGTTGTCCCCCGTAAAACTTTGATTTTAATTCAATAGCTCGTTGCTCTATGGTGTTGTCTAATATTTTAACAAGATCTCCAATATCTCTTTGAGCTAAACTTCCAACAAGCTCCGGATCTTTTGTCTGTAAGCGCAACGCTTGACGAATTGACTGTAATTGAGATAAAGATATTCTTTCTGGTAAATTTAACAACGCTGCAAAAAGAGGTTTTCCTTGTGCTCCAGCACCAATAGCTTGTCTTATTTCGTTTACTAAGTTGCCTTGCGCGTCTACACCAAAAAGTTTATTTACTCCCGCTTTTAAAGAGTTTGTTTCAAACAAAAGAGCTTCATCGGGTAAAAGCCCTTCAACTTTAGCGTATTGCTTGTTAGATGACTGTTCAAAAGTTCTAACAGCTTGAGATAACATGTGCTCAAAATCTACTGTCAAACCATCGCCAGGAACATACAAATCTTCTATTAATTTAAGTTCTTTAGAAATAACTTGTTCTAACAGCCTGTTAGCTGTTTTAATGCCTTCATCTTTATCTGCCAAGCTTGTTCTGACCATTTGGCTAACAGCTTGTGCCTGATCGTTTAAAGCCTGTTTAAATTCAGATTTTGATATTTCCCCTAAATCATAACTTTTAAGCAAACCTTGAACGTATTCTCTGTTT